CAAGTTCTCGTGTTTTTCTTTGATGAGGTCAATCACTTTTTGAGCAAGAAATGGATTATAGTTTCTCGTAGGGTCATTACTTACATACTGATTTTGAGCATTGAATCCGGCTGGTGCTTGGCCTCCCGAAAATTGTATCACTATGAAATCATCATCTCCTGCAACCTTTTTTGCAGGTTCTTTGTAATGATCTGTGTACAACTTCGGTCGCATCTTTTCATCGTATTTCACTCCGAACAATTTACAATAACTTTGGATGATATGATGGTCACCCTTGAGGAAATTAGCTTTGTAAGGTTCACAATAACAAATGTTTTGTGAATCTAGTATGCGTTTATCGTGAACTGGTATTGTGTTTGCATCAAGTGCATATCTGATATTAGTGTTTCCACCAAAAATGTCTACATAAGGAGAGTAAACTTGAATTTTCTCCTTATCCTTTTTCACAAGTGCATCTATAATCGCTGTGAAGGCGACTTGTTTACCAATGCCGCCTTCTATAATATATGTATTCATTTATGTAGTTTTGAGTTGTGCCTTTAGAGAGTCAACTTCAGCAGACAATTCCTGTACCGATTTAATAAGTGGTGCAATAAAATCATCGTATGCCAAACTGACTGTTTTATCTTCTTCAGTATAAGATGGCGTCCATCCAGACGGCCCGTGTTCTTCTTCCTTGTCTTGGTATCCAGCAAAGTCGTTATAGTTCAATCCTAATTTAGTCAGAGTTTCTTTTACTTGTTGTCCAAGAAGACCAAACATAGTTCTTTGATGAATATGATTTCTTTCTCCTTCTTCAATCAGATTTCCGTTTTTGTCTAACTTATCTGCTTGTGGTTTCCATTTGTAGGATACTGGTCTTAGGAGATTGATAAAATCTAATCCGTAAGGAAGATCTTTAATGTCTTTCTTAGAACGACAATCAGAAGTTGCAGTAAATTGTGTTGCCATTACACAACCTCCGCCGATACAAGTTGTTGCGGCAGTTGTAGTATCTACAGCATATCCAATATTAATAGTACAAAGTTGGGCAACGGCAGCATCCCCAGCAGTATGACCTATCGCAATATTATAACATCCAGTAGTGACCAACCGCCCTGCAGCTGAACCTATGGCTATATTAGATTGACCAGTAGTTAGGTGACATCCCGCAACAGCACCAATTGCAACATTTTCATAACCGGCTCCAGAACACGTTCCCATAGCACCTCTACCAATCGCAACATTACTACAACCATCAGCATTAGTACCAAGTGCATTTGCTCCAATTGCTATGTTACAAATACCAGTTGTCAACGCATCCATTGCAAGTGACCCAATTGCAATATTGGAAAGACCAGAAACGTCCGCACCACCTAATGCTGAAAGACCAATCGCAATATTACAATCTGCAACTCCGTCAGAGACAGCCAACGCTGAACGTCCGATTGCTATGTTGTCCGCACCATCTGGTGAAGCACTCAGTGCTAATCTACCTATTGCTACGTTATCTGTTCCACCAGTTATAGCATCAGCAGCGGTCAGTCCCATTGCGATATTGTTTGTTCCACCTGTTACAGCAGACAGTGCTGAAATACCAAGGCCAATATTACCAGTTCCAGTTGTAACACCAGTTCCTATTGCCAATCTTCCTATAGCGATGTTATCATCACCAGTTGTGGCAGCACCTAATGAGTTCAACCCAGCTGCTATATTACAAGTTCCACCAGCAGTAAGTGCATCTCCAGCAGTAAAATCAAGTAATACGTTCCCATTGGTAGGGATAGACCGTAAGTTTGCAAGTTCTCTAGCTTGTGACATAGTTATAATCCTCTAAAAAATTCTATGAAAAATATTTCTTTTCTTTTCTTTATATATTTATAACCAAACAAAGTTAGACGACTATTTTACCAAGACCAACTTTTTTCTTTTCTTCCTTGAACTTATCCCAACTCATCGTTGATTTGGTTCTTATTCCCTTTTCTTTCGGTTCTGTAATCAATTCTGCCTGTGCCTCTTCCTCTACGTCATAAAGTCTCATTTTAGCACGATCAATTCCAATCACAAAGTTTCTGTTCTTAACAGGATCATTATAACGATTTTTCAGTTGTTTGACCTTGATTTGATTGTGTTCTTCCAGCTCTTCTGTCGAAATCAAAGCGAACATGAAGTCAGCAGTTGCTGGTAAACCAAAACTTTCACTGGTATCCTCAAGGCCCACATCAGAGCTCATGAAGCCTGTTCTATTTAATTGAGTAGCGCTAACGATAGGTATGTTACATTCTACAGCCAATCCTCTCAACTCTTCCGCAATAGCCTTGACAACAAAGTAAGAACCCGCCGATATGTTATTCTTGTATCGTGTAGAAGTACAGAGGTTTAGATAGTCCATAAACAAAATGTCTGGTACAAACCCCTTCTTGATCTTCAGTTCGTTGATGAGAGCACGAAAGTTGTTTGTTGATGCAGTTGCTGTGGGATATTCCTTTATAATCAATTTTCCCTTGATTTTATCCTGTAACTTTCTCATCTTCTTGGTGTAAGTGGTCTTGGGCATATTTTTGAGAGAATCCAAAGGAACATTCATAAGGTTAGCGTCAATCCTTTCAGCAATTCTTTCCTCTGCCATCTCCAATGTGATGTAAAGAACATTTCGATTTTCGGTGAGACAACTTGCAGCCATGTGACACATAAACAACGATTTTCCAACGCCCGTGTTATGAGAGGAAACACTCTCTGTGTAATACCTATGATTGGGATGATTGACAGTAATATCAACTATGGGTATTTTATTATCGGTTTTTGTTACATGGCCGAATTGATGCCCATTCCGTGTCAAAAATATTGATTGTTTATTTACTAAATCTTTAGCATATTCCCAACCTGCAGGTGTCTCGTATAGATGATTTTCATTAGACCGAATGAGTGTACCATCTTCCATCTTTAACAAATATTCTTCGTAAATACCCTTATCCACAAAAGCTGTAACAGGTACATATCCGTCAGGGGAATCAACTTCCACCTCGTGGCCATCTTTCAGTAATTGTTCCACATCAGATATATTAATTTCTTTTTCTATCCATTTCATAATTTTTTACTTTTTTTTGCTTCACTTATTTTCTTTTTGGTTGAATCTGAATGTGTCTTACCCTTCATTCCGACGTGATTTTCACTTATCTTCTGTCGTGTTTCTGGTGAGCGGGTCTTGCCAAACCAATAACCTTTTTCGCCACTATGTGCTTCGCTAAGTTTCTTTCGGGTTTCTGGTGAACATTTTTTACCTATATTTCCTTCACTAATCTTCTGTCGTGTTTCTGGTGAATGTTTTTTACCCATATTTGCTTCGCTAAGTTTCTTTCGGGTTTCTGGTGAATGTGTCTTGCCAAACCAATAACTTTTTTCGCCACTCGTTGATTCACTTATCTTCTGTCGTGTTTCGGCTGAACGTTCTCTCCCTGACATACAAAATCCCATAGGTGCAATACAAAGATTATAGAACTCTGGATTCCTGGCCACATCATACATTTCATGCAGCCGTTGTTCGTCAGCATTGGCAATTTCTCTCGTAGGAAAAGTGTCAATAATTGTTTTGACGAAAGATTCTGGTTCTATCTCCATTGCTTCATTGAGCAATTTGGATGATCCCATATAGTCGGAATCATTTTCTGGCAGACAGGAACAACTACGAACGCCAATATACTTCATTTGGTTGGTAGTATTTGTGATAAGATAAGTGTAATGTGAGGTATAAATACTTTGAGACATGGCGGACTCCTTATAAGTTCGTTATTGTTTAGGGGGGAGAGGGTGTTCCACAACACCTTCTCTACTCGTATTTATAACAACTCTCATCTTAACGATTTCACCTGTTCTACATATTATATTTAATCCTCACTTTAATTTTTGTGTTTGGATGCACACAACCCGCCAGGGCGATATTGAGCGTCTTTCTTGGTAATCCTCCGCTTGTGATTCTGTTAAAATAATCCAAGTCAAAAGGAATTTTCTCCTCTCGGCGATTATAAAAATCCCATCTCTCTTCAGCATTTTCGATCCAGTCGTGTCCAATATTTTGATCGAAAGTCACAGATAAAGCGTCTGACAAAATGGTGGGAATGGCTTCTTTGGAAATTTCCGTCGGCGTCGTTTCATCGAATATTCCTATGGAATCTGTGATTGCATTATAGAGTGCTTTATCTTGACAAAACTTTTCACTTCTTTCAAGTAACCACGATAAATCTTCTCTATTTTCTTTTTGTTGTATTGTTTCAGCATCGTTTAATAATTCAGTAGTAATACCGAATTGGTCTTCTGTCAAATCATTTCTATCACCCAATTCGATGATAAGAGCTTCTTTGCTAGGCAGGTTGGAGAACTTGTCAAAG